GGCGGCCGGGGCCCCCCCACCCCCCCCCCCCCCCCCCCCCCCGCCCCCCCGGGGGGGGGGGGGGCCCCCCCCCCCCCCCCCCCCCCCCCCCGCGCCGAACCCGAGCGGCACTTTCATCGCCGGCTGCCCGCAGTGCCAGAAGTTTCACCTGAGACCGGAGCGATAATGGACGACTTCGACGAATTCGCCGCCAGTGTCCGGGCCGAGCTGATCCCCAAACTCAAGGACAGCAGCGTCTTTCTTTCGATCATCCCTGAAAATGACATCGACGTGAAATTCGCCGTCGAGCTGGGGGTCGCGATCATGCTCGACAAGCCGATCATTGCCTGTATCCGGCCGGGCACGAAAATTCCCGAGAAGCTCGCCCGCGTAGTGGACCGGTTTGTGGAGATCGACCCGAACTCCTCCGACTGGCACGACCGCCTCAAGGATGTTCTGACCGAAATGACTTCATGAACGACGACGTCTTCCTTCGCCAGATCATTGCCAACCCGCGCGACGACGGGCCGCGCCTGGTGTACGCCGACTACCTAGAGGAGCAGGGCGACGCCGACCGCGCCGAGCTGATCCGCATCCAGATCAGTATTCCGAATCTTGTCAATGAGAGCCGGAATTTCCATGAAGCCTCTATGCGGCTGATGGAGGCTAATAGACGGTCGAACATTTTGCTCGAGGCCAATCCGCAATGGGCGAGTCCGGTCGCGTCAATCTTTCGACAAGAAGAAATGAGCCTTACTGCCCGACACCAATACGGCTACGGCGGCACCAGTTGGGTGCGGTGGGAATGGGTTCGCGGCTTCATCAGTAAGATCAGGATGCCGTACATGTATTGGCAACGCAACGGCGTCGCCGTTCTCGCCGTTGCGCCGATCACGGATGTCGCTATTGTGGCAAATGCAAACGAGGATTTCTGGAATCATCCTGCTGACGCTCTCGAATTTCTTTCTTCCCGCTGGCCAGGGATCAACTTCCACATTCAGAGGCTACACGAGTTCCAGCCGATCAACACGGCGATTCATTCGATATCGTCTGTTCAGCCGCTTAACACGGTCGTTCATTCTCGATCATCTGTCAGTCTTTCAGGTTCCATCCTGTCCGAAGAATAAGGAGAACGTCTTGGGCCGCAACCGACTCCGTACCGAAGAAAACCAACTCGTCAAATTCACCGTGGAGGGATCGCTCGCCGATTACCTTAACGGACTTCAGAATAAGTCCATGTTCATCCGCAACGCGGTGATGACGCATCTCGGCCTCGCCTGTCCGGCGTGCCACACGTCTGGCGTGGTGCCGCGCGGCCTGGTCCGCCTCTATGGCGACGCCATCGAAGCGATCACGCCGCACTGCGACGGCTGCGACACGCCGCTGCCGCTGCCGCGAAAGGTCCAGGACTACGAGCCGGCCGACCACGCCCGGATCGAGCAGTTCCTCCTGGGCGGCGAGCTGTTCTGCGCCAAGTGCTACGACGACGTGCCCACCTGCGAAGAGTGTCCGTGGCATGTGTCCGTCGAAGCGATGGCGGAGCATATCAAAAATGTCCACCGAAAGTGAAATCGCGACGACGTGGACGGTGGTCCCTGAAAAATACACGTCGCCGCCGCGGATGGAACTTGTCTTTGTTTCGTCGTTGGAGGTTAGAATGGCGGTGATGCCGGCTGAGCCGTCGATCTGGGACTGGAACGTCGCTCGGCGCGTTCCCGATTGGCGAACCTCAGTCATGAATCCGTACCATCCGGCGCTGTATTCGAGCTATGAACGGCTTCCGGAAGACCTGACGATCCAAGACCTTGACACCATGAGCGAGCTTTCCGAACTCCAGCCGGCCTATCAGGAGCTTCACGCTCGTTACATGCACTTATCCCTGTCGTACTCAGACTACGACCCGCGGACGCTCACCATGCTCGACCACATCCGCGACTTGCTCGATCGCGCTTCGGCCCGGATCGGCCTGCTGACCTCCGAGGAGGCGCAGTGGCGACAGCAACAGCGGCTCAAGCGGGCCGAAGATGAGCGAAATGCGCAGCTCGAACTCGTCCGTCGCCGGGCCGAGGTCAACCGCCTTCGCGAAGAGCGCGAGCGTGCCCGGCTGGAAGCGGCTCGTGCCGTGGCCGAGGCTCGCCGCGCCGCCGGTCGCGCTCTTTACCAAGCCCGGACCAAGAACCTGCGTGAGCGGGTCGCCGCCGGCCTGCCGTATTATCAGAAAATGGTTTACGAATTAGCGGCCCGGCAGCCGTTCATGAGCGCCATCCTTTCCGATCCCACCAACGACGGCACCCGTCTGGTTTACTGTGACTGGTTGGAAGATCAGGGCGACGCCGACGCGGCACTATGGCTGCGGACACACTCGCTCAGTATTCCGATTTACGATGAAGAGATCGGCTTTCCAGATCGCGCCAGAGGTTATCTGCGACAGTGGGACCGACGTTGGAGAATTAGGAACTCTAATGATGGACGTACTCTTGGCGAATTGCTCAACTACCGCGTGTTCGACCTTTATCACACGATCCCGAACTTCGGCTGGGTCGCCGTGGCCGACGTTCAGGAGACGCTGGAATCCATCGGACTTAGCCTGAAGCCGTGTCTTAACGGTACAATGGATGATATAACGCCCGCGTACATTCGACCGATGCTGGCCCGCCTGTACCCGAACGCGAAGGAGACATAATGGCTGGAGATTTCTACCCGAACCCCGGCTGGTTCTGCCAGGGCATCGCGTTCCCAGGCACCTATACCGTCAGTCCACCGCCGAACAGCCCGCCGCCGAAGAAGGTCGTGTTCGTCGAGATTCCGGGCTACCCGAGCGCGGAGGAGGTCGAGCGATATCGCGTCAAACTCAACGAGCGGTTGGAAGGGACCGATACGGTCGCGGTGGTCCTGTGCCACGGGGCAAAAGCCTCGCCCGTCGAGCCGAAGTACGGGATCGAAGAGACGATGGGCGAGTACCACTACAAAATCTGGGGCGAGACCAAGGACGAGGTCATGGCGATGAAGGCCGAGATGATGCCGGTCGAAAACACTTCGGCACGCCCATGCGATGAAAACGAATCCAAGGAAGCGGAATCACTGGTCGCACCACCCGAATCTGTCGGAGAGATGCTCGCTGCCGGCAAGACAATTGACGAGATTCGTGCCAGCCGCGGACTGCCGCCGCTGAAATCGGCTGAAGATTCGGGGCTGAAGCTGTTCGACGCCGCCATCGCCGAAAAACTCTTCCACGTCGAAAATTCGCTTCCGTCGCCGAATCCGGACCAGACGTGGGGCGAGCTGCGACGCGATCTTCGCGTCGATTTGGGCGACTATGGCCGAGCATTGGCGTGGCTGGTTCCGAATCAGCAAGGGGTCACGGTCGAAGTCTACCGTCTCCCGGTCGAGAGGGTGGTGCCGATGCCGTACTCCGCCAGTTTCCCCAAAGGCGCGTGGCGCATTGACGCCGATCCGTCGCTTCCGAATGCGGTTCGGCGAATCGGCGCGGTCATTCCGGCCGGCGAAGTGGTGCAGATCAAGATGAAGCGGGAGCCGGATCGGATGCGCGAGCTGGTCAACAACCCGCCCGTCACCATCGCCGAACTCGAAAAGCGGATCGTGGACAAGTACGAAAACGGGAAAGTTCCCAAGAATATCGTCATGCCGCGTGCTGGTGGCAAGACGGAAAACGCGGGCTTAACCTACGACCAGAAATGGGCGTGGGAGCCGCGGCCGGGCGACAAGGAAGAGATCGCGGCCGCGCACGCCGACGGTGGCCTGCCGGTGCCGCCTGAACTCGTGCCGGCCATCGAGAAGATGCAGAACGACGGCGTGATCGCGTGCGGGGCGTCCATCGTCGTTGGCCCGGCCCCATCCGTCTACTCTGGCGAGTCTGGCCGAGAGGCCATCATCGCGCGGGTCGCTGCCGACCGTCGCGACGAAGCGGCCGTCATCCTCAATCGCGAACTCAAACTTCGCGGTCTGCGTCCGGATGGCAAACTCGTAGCCCCCGAATCAATCCGATTTGTTCCAGACGGGATCGCCTACTCTTTCAAAGGATAACCCATGATGCTCACGCCGGGAGAGATGTCCGACGTGGACCAAGCCCATAAAGCCTTCCTGGACGTCATGCCGCCGTTCTGGAGGGGCATCTACGACTCCCTGATCGAACAGAAGTTCACGGAGTCTCAGGCGTTCGACCTTCTGAAACTCTACATTCAATCATCTTCGTCATAATATGAACCGGCACTCGCTTGCTGAACGGACGGCTCGCTGGAAGCGGCGTGAGGAAATTGCGCAGCTGGTCATCGAACACGTTCCGCTCTCGGACATCGCCGTCCGCTACGGCATCTCGGTCGCCACGGTCCGCTATGACATCCAGAAGATGAAGGGCGTCTGGCTGGAGAACATCCGCGACACCCAGGAAGTCAAACAGGCCGAAGAAGTGGCCCGCTTTCGCGCTCTCCAAATCCAGTACCAGCGGGCCTACGACCGGTCGTGCCAGCCGAAAGAAAAAACCCGTGTCCTGAAGCGGAACCGGGTGGTCAAAAACCCCCGTTACACGGAGCCGTCGGTCCCACTTGGCACGCTTATCCCCGGCGTCGCCCCCACGCCCGCCATCCCCGAATACATCGTCCTGGACGACGGTGGCGAAGAGGTGATCGACTACGAGCCGCGGGACGGCGATCCGCGGTTCCTGGACGGCGTCGCCTGGTGCGAGCAGGAGATCGCGAAACTCAAGGGCGCGTACCCCAAATCCGACGCGCCGTCCCATTCGCCGCCGCAGCTGGTCATCATCGGCGAGACGGTGAACATGGTCGGACCGCCGCCAATCCCACAATCTGCTACAATAACGACAGACGTCGCCCGACTCTTGCCATCAAACCTGACGTTTGACGAACCCAATGGAATCGCCGCTCCCCCGCCACAAGCCGAAGAACCTCCAGCCGCCGAGGCCGGCCCCGGCGACATCCCCATCTAGCGCCAAACCGCGTGAAATTCGCATCCGCGGCGGCGGTCTCGAAGCCTTCAACGATACAACGTCGCCAGAAATCCTGCTTTCAGGCCCGGCCGGAACTGGCAAGTCCAGCGCCCTGATCCTGCGGCTGCACTATCACTGCCAGCTATACCCAGGCTCGCGCGTCCTGGTCTGCCGAAAAACTCGCAAAAGCCTCACCGAGTCCGGGCTGGTCACGCTCGAACGCATTCTCGGCGAACAGCGAGTCTATTTCTCACGGCAAAAGCGGGACCAGCGTCACTCATACGATTATCCCAATGGTTCCAGTATCGTCGTCGGCGGCATGGACGATCCGACCAAGATCATGTCCACCGACTACGACATTATCTACATTCAGGAGGCGATTGAGCTAACGGAAGACGATTGGGAGTCCTTGACCACCCGTCTTCGCAACGCCAAGATGCCGTTCCAGCAGATTATCGGCGACACGAACCCGTCGTACCCGACCCACTGGCTCAAAGTTCGCTGCAATTCCGGTCGCACCAAACTATACCAGTCTCACCACGAAGACAACCCGTCCCTCCATGACGGCACCAACTGGACGCCGGGCGGCATCGACTACATCTCCAAACTGGACGCGCTCACGGGCGCACGCAAAGAGCGTCTTCGCTTCGGTCGCTGGGTGCAGGCGGAGGGCGTGGTCTACGAGAATTGGGACGAGCGGGTCCATCTCATCCCGTGGTTCAATCCGCCGGCCGACTGGCCGCGGTACATCGCCATCGACTTTGGCTTCCGCGACCCGATGTCGATGCTCTGGTTCGCCAAGGATGGCGACGGCCGTCTCTACCTGTACCGCGAGGTTTACCAGACCGGTCGGCTGGTCGAAGATCACGCTCGGTTTATCAAGGCGATCTCGGCCCGCGAGACGCCGCCCTTGGCCATTATCTGCGACCCGGAAGATCGAGAAGGTCGCGAGACCATCTCTCGTTACACCGGCATGTCCACAACCGCGGCTGACAAGCAGCGGAAACTTCTGATCGGCATCCAGCTGGTCCAGAATCGCCTGTGTGTTCGCGGCGACGGCAAGCCTGGCCTCTACGTCATGCGCGACGCCCTCGTCTATCGCGACCGCGAGCTGCGGGAAGCCAAGCGGCCAACCTGCCTGGCCGAAGAAATCCAGTCGTACATCTGGCGCGACGCCGAGTCAAAGGAAGAGCCAGAAGATCGCGATAACCACAGCCTTGACGCGCTGCGCTATCTCGTAACTCATTTAGACCTTCGCCAGAGCGCCAACCTGGACATCATCTTCATCGGCTGACCTTGACTTTCGCCGCTGGACTCATACACTATCGGAATGTTCGTCCCGACTTTGACCGACCTTAATTCTCCGCTTCCGCCACTTGTTTCTACTGGTCGCCAGTCATTCTGGTGCGCCGGATGCGGTCGCTGGACAAGTACGTCGCCGTACAAGGTCAACACGCCGATCTGCGGTCGAAAGAAATGCAGCAACTTCGGGATGCCGAAAATTCCCGTCCGCCCGGAGAGAATTTAATGATCGCTCGCGCAGCGGCACTTGTGTTCTGGCTCGCGAAGATGTTCACGTTGCCGATTTTCTTCGCCCTGCTGGGGCCGGTCCTTTTCGTGGAGATCATCGCTCGTCCGTGGGAGCCGGAAAAGTTCTGTAGCGTCGTTGACGGTTACGTTATATGGGCTTTCACCCCTCCCGAAGTTCTAATCAGGGAATCACGATGACTCGCGCCGCCATCGGCTTCAAGGTGCCGTCCTACGCCCTGTACCGGCCGTATTACATCGCCCGCTGCGGCTGTAACCGGCTGGGCGAGGCGACTTGCCCGTCGTGCGGACTCTCTGGCGAGATAACCTCTGAGCCTGCGAAGGTCGCTGGCTTCAACGGCACCAAGTACCAGGATTTCGACGTGGTCCCGGTCCCAGGCGGGTTCGTGATCGGCCGCGTAACGAACGACTCGCTGCCGCTTATGGTCGAAGAGTTCCTGTTCGTCTACACTCGCGTCCGCGAACGGCTCGAAGCCGGCAACATCTACGATGGGGCCGTGTTTGGGCTGTTCCTTTCCACGGAGAAGTCGTGAAATTAACTGCAATTCCATTGGAAGAGGCGTCGCCAGAGCATCTCAAGCAGTTTGCGGAGATGCTGAACCACGACGCCCGTGAAAACGCCGTTCTGGCGACCGGGCATCGGTGTTGGACGTGGGTTCCGAACCGCGTCGAATACGAGCGGATGGCGAAATACGCCGATAACGACACCTGTCCGAAGTGCGGCACCGGCCGCGTCGTGCTGGAAATCTTCAAGGGCGGCGGGTTCGGCGATGCGTACTGGATGACGTGCTACTGGTCCAAAACTAAGTGCGATTTCAAAGAATGCGTGAATGACGAGAGCCGAGACTAGCCTCCGGAGCGAATCATGAAACCGACCCATTCTCTGTCCGAGTGCGTGAAACATCTGGTCCGCGGCACGTCGGACGCCACACTGAAACAAAACATTCGCACGGAAGTCCACGCCGGAAAGCCACAAAAACAGGCCGTGGCCATCGCGTTCAGCGAGCGCCGAGCCGCAAAGAAAAAGAAATGACCGACGACGCCTTCATTCGCACGATCCTTGCCGCCCCGGACGACGACGGGCCACGCCTGGTCTACGCGGACTGGCTCGAAGACCAGGGACAATCCCCGCGCGCCGAGCTGATCCGGGTCCAGATCGAGATGGCCAACATGTCGCGCTGGGTCTATGCCGAGTGCAAGGTCTGCTCGGCGACGCCGAACTACGAAGGCGACATCAACCACGGCAAGGGCTGTTACGTTCTCGACTCCGACGGCGGCGGCTCAGAGGGGGCGGAAGAAGAGCCGAGGTGGGTCGAACTCTACGACCGAACGCGGGCGCTTCTCGCGAACGACAACTGGTATCGCTGGTCGCGCCCGGTCCCGGTCCCATTTTCACAAGAGTCGCCAGATCATCTTTCTCTTTTTTATGTGCCGACCTTCGCTCGCGGCTTTGTCGAGAAGGTCGCAATGCCGTGGAATTACTGGTACACCCGCGCCGACGAAATCCTTTCCCTGCACCCGATCCAAGAAGTGCATCTGACGACCCCGATGGAAATGCAGGCCAACGAGCATCTGAACCAATGGCGTCTGCGCGGATCGTCGCCATTCGAGGGGCCATTTCGCCAGTGGCGGACTCTTCACATCCCGGCCAGTGATAGCCGTTGGCAGACCGCCGCGGTGCCGCTTCTCAAGGCCGAATGGCCGTCGGTCAAGGTCTGGCATTGGCCGGAGCCTGCGCCACGGATCGACGAGCTGGACACAGCCATGATTCGCCAGCAGATCATGGGTTCTGGGCCAACATCGTTGCTCGACCCCCGCTTCTTAATTCGCGGCCCGACATAATCTCTCTTGCCAATCTATCTTGCACCCGTCTAAGATGATTTCATCTTTCCGAGACGGGTGCGTTCCTTGTTCGACGGATCGTTTTCCCTCGTTGGCGGCACCGGCCTACCCACAATCCAGGCCACCGTAGACGCGCCGCCCGTCTCGACCGCACCAACCGCTGAAAAAGGGATGCGCGGGGCCGGCGGCTACGGCATCTGGTCCGCCGCCCTGCTCGCCGGCTTGCGGGCCAACGCGCCAGGTGCCTGGTCGGCAAATCGCCTGAACCAAGCGAACCATTTCATCGGGGTTGCGTTCACAGCGATCTCGGCCATGTGCGACGGCGTCTCGTCGGCCACGCTGGAAGTGACCGATCTGGACGCGGAAGAAGAAATTCGCTCGCACATTCACGTTCAAAAGTCGATCTCGCACACCAATCGCGAAGGCGTGCGGGTGCCTTTCGACCACGAGCTGGTCCAGTTACTCGAAGACCCGAATCCGGGCGACACGTTCCAAGACCTACTCTACGAAACAACCCTCCAGCTTTGTCTAACAGGAAACTGTCTGACCTGGATGGTCCCCAATCGCCTGGGCCTGCCGTCGGAACTCTACGTTATCCCGACCGCACTGGCCCAGCCGGTCCCGTACTCGCAGGCGTGGCCGCGTGGGGCGTGGCGGATCACCCCGCTCTACCCCTATGGCCCGTTCGCGGTCATTCCGACGCCGGTGGCCACGGCCGGTGCGGTGGTCCCGAACGAAGACATCCTGCACATCAAGCGGAAACACCCGCTTCTGCGTTGGGACGGCTATTCGCCTCTGACGGCCGGCGCGCGGCAGATGGACATCTTGGACATGATCGACGACGCCCGGTGGGCGGCGTTCGAGTCTGGCATCAACCCGTCCATCGTGTTCGAGATCGACGCCCAGAAGGCCGGCTCGAACTTCAACCAGGACCAGCTCGACAAGTTCCAGGCCAAACTGAACGAGAAATACTCGGCGACCAAGAATTTCGGCAAGGGGATGATCCTGGCCCCAGGCGTTTCCGCCCACCCCTATTCCACGGCCCCGGTTGACATGGCGTTCGACGGCGGCTGGGAGCAGATGCGGGACTTCGTCCTCTCTCTCTTCGGCGTCCCCAAGGGCCTGGTCGGCATCACCGAGGCGACCTCTTACGCCGCGCTCTACGCCGCCCTGAAGCAGTTCTATCTCATCAAGCTGAAGCCGGAAGCGGACCGTATCGCCGCGCAGTGGACGAAGTTCCTAGCCCGCCGCTTCAGCCGCTCAATCCGTATCAGTCTCCCCCTGCCGGCCCTGGATGATCCGAACCTGCTGGAATCCCAGCTCTCGAACGACGACAAGATTGGGATGAGAACGGTGGACGAGCGCCGGGCGATGCGTGGCCTTCAGCCGTTTGGCGACGAGCGGGGCGAAAAGCTGGTCGGCGGCGGCGAATCGGGCGCGTTCGGCGACGAACCCAACCCGATGGCCGCGGACCCGGACAACACTGGCGGCACCAACTCGCACCCGAAGACCACGGCGACGCCCGTCACCGACCGCCGCGACGAGGCCGACAACAATCGGCCGGACAACGAGGCCGGCCGGCACTCTTTGCCCGGCATGGCCGGCAAGAAGTCGTACCGGAAAGCGTCCACCACTCAATTCAACCTTTGGGGCGACGCGCTCACTCGCGTCCAGGCCATCGGCAAGCGAATCGACCCGGCCGACCTGATCGAACTCACAAACCTCAGTCACATTACCGTCTGCTACGGCCTCCAGGCCGACGCTGCGGCTCTGGCCGATGCCGTTCGCGGGTTTGGGCCTGTGACTGTTCGTCTTGGTGCGGTCACGGTATTCGAGAACAACGGCAATCCAACCTCTGTCGCCAGCCCTGATGCCCCGGTTCAGATTGAGCCGAATCCGTGCGACATTTTGAAGGTCGATGTTCATTCCGACAGCCTGATGGAACTCAATCGCCTGTTGCGAGACAAATTCCCATACAACGATCAATATGAATTTAGTCCTCACGTTTCGATAGCCAAAATCATCCCTGGCCTCGGCGAAATCTACGCCGGTTCCATCGAGCTGTCGGATATCGAATTGACCTTCACGCACTTCCTTCTGCTCAGTCAGGACGGCCACGCCTCAATCATCCCGCTCGCCGCACCCCGTCTGGCGGTCCAGAAGGCTATCGCCCACAAAAACGGCAAGACCAAAACTCTTCTGCCGACCGACGATCTGACGCCGCCGCCCGGCACCCGGCCGCGTCGTCGCAAGATGGACTACCCGCCCCCTAACGCCAAACCATACCCGCCATCGTCTTCGCCGCTGCCGCCACCGTCCCCAGAAGGCACGGCCCAGGAACTTTCGTCGCCGTTCTGGTCACCGACCGAATTCGAGTGGAAGCTGTTCCAGCAGTGGGCACTGGCTTTAGACTCGAACCAGTTTCCGTCCGTCCACAACCTAGCCCAACTCGGCTGGGCAAAGAACCCGGCCCTGGTTTCGGCCGAACTCATGGGCGGCATGGGCGCTCACCACGTCGTTTCGACGGCCCTTGAAGCGGCGATCTACGGCCTCATCGACCTGTGCGAAGCCAACGGCAACGCTCACTCGGTCTATGTGACGCCCGGCCCCGGTGACAATCCTGGTCCAGCGCTGGTGACGGACCAAAAGGCGTACCGTCCACGTCGCCGCAAGACCACCAAAGACGATTCGGGTCACGAACACGACACCGGCACCGGCCAGTTCTCAACAACCGATACGTCGCCTTCGCCCGACGGCAGCGAATCTGCGCCAGCATCGCCGCCGCCATCCGACTCGCCGAAAGACTTGCATCAGTCGAAGTACGCCGCCGCCGAAACGGCGTGGAACGAATGGGAGACCCGCAGCGAAGATCGGCGCAAAATTCGCGACGAAGTCGAGGAGACCGATCCGTCTTCAGACGGCATTTTGAGCGCAGACGACGCGGACCTGATCGTCGGAGATTTTCAGAATTTTAATTCTGATATCAGGGATTCTCTGTCGTCTGTGGTGGCGGACCCGGTGGAGGCGCAAGCGGATTACGACGAAAAGCTGGCCCATTACCAGCAACAGCAGGCTCGCGGCGGCGTGTCGCCGAATCAGTTGGCGATGGACGAACACATGATGAATCACGCGAAGATCGTCCTTCGCGAGTCGCTCGATTACGAGTCCACGAAAGCCGATTTGAAGTCGCCAAACGACCTCGCCAATTCGCTCGTTGTTCCGGCACGCGAGAAATTTGCGGCGACGGTTGAAAAACTTCGCTCTCTCGGCGCGAACGATGGCGAGATTGGCAAGGTCCAAGCCGCCGTCCAGAAGTTCGACGAAACTGTCACTCGCGGGTCTGCCGCCTACATTGCGTCTGCGGAAAAACTCAAAGCAGCCCGCGACGCTTTCGACGAGGCGTCCAAAGCCTATTCCGACGCGGAAGCCGCCGAGCCGCAGGAGCCTATCGACGCCGGGCCTCCAGAAGAGCCGGACGACCCGGTTTATCCGCCCGACGTGATCGCTCCGGAGTCGCCGCCAGAGCTAAATTCAAACGACTATGGGACGGCCGAGGAATACGAGCAGGCCAAGGCGGACCGAGAAGCGAAGATCGAACAAAGCTGGGCCGAACACGACGCCCAGGCGGCAGAATGGGACACGGCCTCCGCCAAAATCGAATCCGATTACAAAGAGAAAGTGGCGGCGTGGGAGTCGCAGATAGCTGAAGGAGATACCGCCTTTACGTCCGCGGTCGCAGCATACGAGAAGGATTACGCGAGATGGGAAAAGAATATTCCCAAACTGGAAGCGGCCAAAAACAAAGCCGAGGACCGCCTCAGTAAAGAAGGCGACCGGTTCGACGACGTGTCTGAGAAGTTTGTGAATGACTTTTACAGTCGCCGAGACAAAGTGGAAGACGCCTACAAGTCGTCTCTCGATGCCATTTCGTCTCGTCTCGACGCGGCAGACGAGGCCGATCCGGAGCCGGACCTTCCAGAAGAGCCAGAACACACCAAGGCCGTCAACCACATCTGGGCCGGCTACAACCCTAGCCGACAGAAGACCGTCAAAGACTCGTCCGGACACGAACACGACGAGGGGACGGGCCAGTTTTCGACCACCGACACTGGAAAGCACGGCGAGTCCGATTCTCCAGCCGGCGGCGATAATTCCAAAGGCTCTTCCGAGTCGTTCAAAGCCGATTCCGCCAAACTCCTGGAACAGCTGAATGAGACGGGCGACCACGAAATGGTCCTGGCCCATCTTGATAACGCCTTCACCGACGCCACCGACCGCGCCGAGCATCAAGTAGACGGCGTGGAAGATCACTATCTCGACCATTGGGCGCACACTCGCTCGCCGGCCGTGATCGAACGCTCGTCCGAACTTCTCGATCAGTTCTACGACAACAACCGGTCGGACCTGGCCGACCTCCAACAACACTATGAAACCTATTATAACGCTGTCGCGGACGCGATTGAATCGCATCGGGAACTCGGCGAAGTCGGCGAAGAGGAGCAAGACGCCTTGTCTACTGCGTCCGACAACCTCACGGCCGCGTCCGCAAAACTTCGCGACGAGATGGTCACGAATGCGCGACGAGTAGAGAAGGAAATGGACGTCACGGAAGCCGAGGTGAAACGCGAGTGGCTGGACACGGCCGCAGCCAACGCGGAAATCCTAAACGAAAACTATCCCGACGACCCGCAAGGGGCCGAGGAGGATGCGGCTAGCTATAACACCGAGCTTGAAGAGGCTGGAAACCCGTACCGGCTCACGAAAGACGAGTCCGGCCAATGGTGGTTTGACGAGATCGAAGACGAGCCGCGGCGAAAATCCCTGCCGCCGAAAAAGCCGTTCCCGGCGACCCGCCTCATGTCCATTTTGCGGCGCAAGTACAACTTGTCGCCGGCCGTTCGCCGTGCCGCCATTAACCCGAACCTGCTCGCGGGCGGCTTGGGAACGCCCAAACGGATCGAGATCGACCGCGGGGCCGACGGTCTCATCAAAGGCTACAATATCTCTGGAACCTAAATGGCCGCTGTCATCACTCGTACTGAAATCCTCGCGTACCTGCGGCACACGATCCGCGGCCCGCTGGTCCTGCGCCTGTTCGCTAACGACGTCGATCCGCACCGCCGTCAAGCCCTTTCCGACTTTACAGAAGCGTCGTTTCCTGGCTACGCGCCGGCGACCCTGTCCGACACGGCCTGGGTGGACACGGGTGCGGACCCGATCACGCTCAGCCACCCAAAACAGACGTTCACCCTGACCACGGACCTGGCTACGCCGGTCAAAATTTACGGCCACTACCTGACCCGCGGCGAAGTAGTCGTGTGGGCCGAGCGCGGGACGGACGATCACGGCAAGCCACGCCCGCTTTCTATCGCCCACAGCCGAATCGAAGTAACTCCGACGTTTATCGAGAGGAGATAACATGCAGTCCATCAGCGGCACGTTCACGATCCACTTCGATTCGGCTCTGGCCATCGACCCGACGCCGCCGCCGAACGGAGTGGTGAACCAGTCCTACACCTACAAGTTCAAGGCCACCGGAGGCGTTGGCCAACTCATCTGGGCCTTCCAGACTGGCACCACGCCGCCGGCCGGCTTCACCCTCGCAGCTGACGGGACGCTCAGCGGAATCTCGGCGGTGCCTGACATCTCGGTCTCGGTGACGGTCCACGACACAGGGACTCCGTGATGCAGTCGAAGAGCGCGACCTTTCCGATCCACTTCGTCAGCGGCACGCCATCGGCCTTCCGGTTGCTGCCGGATTGGGTCGCTCGCGCTCAGTCTCGTGCCGTCGCGAACGATCCAGCATGGACGGCTCAGCGACCCATGCTGGACCTGAACTTGCCCAAAGTTCTGGACCTGAGTGCGTACCAGGGATCGTGGCTGATGTGGGCCGCTGAGTTCGCGATGGGCGCAGCCTGCGCCCAGGCCATCAACGACACGACCCGCTGGGATCAATATTGTCGCAAGGCGACGGCCATCGCTCTTTCGGCCGTTCGCGATTACCAAAAAGGCGGCGGCAACACTCGCCAGTTCCTCACCCTGGCCGACGGCACGACTGCGGCGTTCACCCTGCCGGACGCCGCCGGTTCATTCTTTCCCGCTTCGCTGAACATGTATACGTCTCCGGCGACGTGGATGCCGGTAGTCCGCGGCCCGGCGGTGTCGAACGGCGTGGACGTGGTGACGTACTACGTCGCCTACATCGCCGTCGCCGACAACGCCGACGGTTCCAGTCCGTACATCCAGAACGTCGATTGGAAGCGGAGCAGCCTGCTCGGCGACAATCAGATTCAATGGCTTTCTGGCCGCAGACCGGTCTCCGGCGCGACCTACTATGTTCTAGACGCGGGCAATCTGTTCTCGACCCTGGCTCAATACACGTTGGTCGGCAATGTTGCCACGCTCAAGACAAAGCCAGCCGCATCGACCGCGATCTTTTGCGAGTACATCCGCACCGATTATTCGCAGACCTCCGCTGGCGACGGCGGGTTGGACACAGCATTCGTCGATTCAGGCGGTTACGACGCTCGATACCTCGGCCGGTCCGTCGCTCCGGTACTTGACTGGTGCGCTGGACATCCGACTCTTGAAGCGGCCCGTTCTGAGTTGTCTTCTATTCTCGTCGCGTGGGCCGACTACCTATCGGTAAACGGTTACAACCATGCTTCAATCCAGTCCAACTATGGGGCTGGTGAATACTCATCAAAGGCGCTCTCGGCCATTGTTCTCGCCGGCACGCCAAACGGCGACCGGCTGAAATCTGAAGTTCTCGCTTTCCGCACCGGCACCGTAATTCCGCAACTTTCCACTGGCCTGGTCGGCGGCTTTTGGGCCGAAGGCTGGAACTACGGACCGCTTGCCATTGACGGCCTGCTCCTCGCCTCTGAAGCGATGAAGCAATCCACTTGGGTTGACGGCCTTGCTGAGCGTGCATTTGTCTCAGACGTATGCGAACATCTCGTTTACGCCGCAATGGCTCCTGGCCTCGTCACCGATATCGGCGATTTCTATTCGGTCCCGCCTGTGGCCCCGGTTTCGGAGCAGTTGTACTTATGGGCGACCCAGGCCGACCCGCTCAAGGGCGGTCTGCTTGGTCCGCAAACGCTTCCGACCGGCTGGAAGGCCCTTGCCCTGCCGCCTCTACCCGCTCCGCAGCCGAAGCCGACGCCGCTCTCGAAGTTTGCGACTGGCACCGGCCTGACCATCGCTCGCACCAGTTGGACTTCGCCGTCCACCTGGGCTGCGATGCTGGCCGGCAACCTGCTTGCTTGCGACCACCAGCAATTTGCGGCCGGGCACGTCGAGATATGGCGCGGCCCTGACGCTCTATTGCCAGCCTCTACTCTGTATACGGAGATGCAGAACCCTAATTTTAAGAGCCAGCAGTCGAACGTCCTGGTTGTTGACACCAACGGCGTACCGAACGTGCAGACTTACCCGTTCAACCAGGGCACATGGTACGGTTCGCCCGGCATCATCACTCTCGCTCAGACCGACGACGGCGATCTTTGCCATACCTCTGCCGACTGCCGGGCCTCTTATTCCTGGAACCAGCATCCCGGAGATGGCGGGCCGCTGCTGAAGTGGATTCGCCACTTCTTGCTCATCCGCAGCCTGAACACCGTGGTCGTGGTGGACTTCCTGGCTATGAAATCTTCAGCTTACTACCGTGAACAGCGTTGGCATACTTCTCCAGGCCCCGTCTCCCTCAGTGGCAACAGCTTTACCATTGACCGCGGCGCATCGCGGCTGACCTGCCAAGTTCTCTCTGGCCAGCCGATAACATTTACCCAATCGACTTTGACCGGAAACGGCTATACAATCCCTCAAATGCGATTCGCTGGCCCGGCTGTCGCTTCGATGGCGTTTATCGGCGTGTCCCAGATCGGCCCAAGCGGGTCGTTGTTCGCACCGCCCACCTACTTCACGGACGGGACGAAGGAAGGGTGCGTGACCGGCAACCGGACGTTCCAGTTTGATGCGGCCGGCGGGCTGGCCGTAGCTTAGGAGCAACATGCCAAACATCACCAATCCTGAAGCCCTGAAGTACCTGAACGAGTCGATCCGCCCCGGATGCAACCGACTCGGGAAGATGTATTACCTGGTCGATGGAGTTCGTGATCGCTGGGCAGGGCTGGCTGGAACAACAGCTCAGAAGAAGGCGATCATGTTTCAGGACATCCACGACGCGGCCGACGCGGCTCGCGATTCGTTTCGTTGGACGTTCGACCGGGAGCAGCTCTGGTTCCTTGGAGTCAACACGATCATCACGGACACGGCCGACCTGATCGCCGACGGACGCACTGACGTGATACCAGTGACCGGGGCGCAAGCTAACAGAGGCATCGACCGATTCCGGCAGTTCAACAACGAGATGCGAACAGGGGACTTCGACTCGTTCGCGGCCGGCAACTACGCGACGTTCAACCAGGTACTGGTTGTTTGCACCGATGGACCGCTTGCATTCCTAGACTCTGACGTGGTGAACTTCATCAACCTCTGCTCTACGATTGCGAACCGATACGAAGCAGCCTCTAACTCCGAATTGAACACCATCCTCGCCCTTGCAACTAACCCGCACTAATGGCATACACCGAATTCTATGTCCAAACGACGGCAGACAACCTCAATGCGGGGTCCACGACCGCCGACGGTGCGGTTTACACCGGCGTCGGCGATTCGGACGGCACTTCAGTCTTCACCCCGAGCGACGGCAGCACTCCGGCCAGCACGGTCAATGCTGGTGACTTCGGCTCAGTTTATGTGACCATCGGCGCGACCGTCGCTGTGTTTGTTGGCCGCGTTACAGTGGTTGCGCCAGGCGTCAACGGAGCGATCACGTTCTCGACGACCGCCAAGAGTGGGACGTTCCCGGCCGCGTCTGCTGGGGCGCACACGATTACTTGCAAGACTGGTGGAGCGTGGAAGGGACCGAACGGGGCGGTGCAGTTCCCGATCAACTTTGTCGCCGCTGCCATGACGGACGTAGCGGCCGATGTGCCAAGAGTCAACTTCAAGACTGGAGTGACTTACAGCATCACAGCGGCGATGTCCCATATTCCCGCTGGCCCATGTCGGTTCCAAGGATACACAGCAAGCCCTGGTGACGGCGGCAAAGCAATCATCGACGGCGGCACGTCGGGAACGAGCTACGTCTTATACTCCACCAGCGGCCTCAACGTGGACTTTGAGGACTTCATCTTTCAGAACAACGGGGCTACAGGAAGTGCCTCCGGTGTAGCGCTAGGCAACCATGAATTCTTCTTCCGCGGTGTTGTGGTACATGATGTCAGGGGGAACGGGATTGCAATATCTGGAACTGGAGTTTTAGTAGAGGCAGAAATATACAACGCGAATCAGTCCGCCGCCGGCACTGGCGGATTGAACCAGACTGGCGGTTCGGCTCGGCGTGTAACCATACACGACAACACTGGAACTGGAATCACCATTTCCGGTGGTGCGATTCACAAGTGTATCATAGACACCAATACTGGTGTGGGAATTCAGGTTAACAACGTTGGAGTTCAAGAGATTACCGACACGGACGTTTACAACAGCGGCAGCGACGGGATCAAGCTGTCAGGATCTAATTCAGCAGTATTCATAGAGAACTGCAATCTCGTCAAGAACAACGGCTGGGGCATCAACGGGGCTGGAGTAGGTCACAACGGAACGGTCACGAATTGCGGGTTCGGCTCTGGTACTCAAGCGAACGCTTCCGGCGCAACGACGGCGCTCTCTGGGATGCTCGAAACCGGAAGCGTCACTTACGCCAGCGGAGTCACGCCCTGGGTCGATCCGGCAAACGGCGACTTCAGGATTAGTCTGGCGGCGGCGAAGGGTGCTGGTCGCGGCGTATATACAGAAACCGCCGCAAGCTATTCTGGCACGGTTGGCTTCCCGGACATTGGAGCGGCACAGCATCTTGATACTGACGGCGGCGGCGGCAGCGCTCTCATGTTCCTTGCGGTGAGGCAGTCATGATTTCTCTGTCCACGGCCCCCGATACGCCGCCGAACCACGTCATCGTCCGGTTCGGGTCCGGCATCCCAGCCGATCTTCAATCCATTTCCATGCTTAGAATGGAGAAGTTGCTGCGCGAACTCGGCGTCGCCGCAGAAGTCTATAAAGAGACCGCGCCGGACGACAGCCGGCTGCGGCGGAGCATGACCAAGGAGCAGCGTGACAAGCTATGAGCGACCTGCAAGACTTCACCGACAATCTCATTCTCGACGGCACTAAAGTTGGCTGGCACGGGGACCGCATCGCCGCGTGGCAGCGGGGCGAACGCATTGCGCCCATCACCATCGACTGCTCGATGACTCGCCAGTGTAACGCCGCCTGCTCGTTTTGCTACGCCTCTCTACAAGCCTCGGAAGGCGGACAGATTACCAAGGAAAACTTCTTCAACTTTCTTTCCGACGCGGCCGAGATCGGCGTGAAGGGCGTCAGCTTCATTTCCGACGGCGAATCGACGGTCGTGCCCTGGTACGCGGACGCGGTCGAGTACGGCCACTCGCTCGGTCTCGCTATTGGGGCCGGCTCCAACGGGATCAAGCTCACCAAGCCCGTTCTGGAACGCATCCTGCCCTGTCTAACTTACCTCCGTTTTAACTTCTCGGCTGGAGATCGCAAGCGGTACGCCGAGATCATGGGCGTACCATCTCATTTCTACGACGATGTGATCCAGAACATCACCGACGCGATGGCCATCGTTCGCCGGGACAGTCTTTCGGTCAACGTGAACATGCAGCTGGTCTGCGACCCGCGCGATGGCGACCAAATCATCCCGTTCGCCGAGCTGGCCTGCTCCCTGCGTCCCCATTACGCCATCATCAAACACTGTGCCGACTCGGTGGACCACGCCCTCGGCGTGGACTATTCGCGCTACGCGGCCCTCGAAGCCGATTTTCATCGGGCCGAAGAGATCGGCCGGCTCTCTGGCGTCCGAGTGACCGTGAAATGGTCGCGCTTGGACGGGAAACGCACTTACTCGCGGTGCATGGGTCCGCCGTTCCTGCTGCAAATCTCCGGCAACGGCACCGTAGCCTCGTGCGGGTTTCACTTCAATGAGAAGTACAAGAAATTCCATCTAGGTTCGATCTGCGAGACCCGCTTCAAGGATATTTGGAATTCCGACTACTATTGGGAGGCGGTCCGCTACCTGAACAGCGATGAGTTCGACCCGCGCGAGCGCTGTGGTCCAAATTGTCTTCAACATAATACTAATGACTTCCTGTTCAAATACGTCAACGGCCGGGTCACGCTGCCAACCACGCCGGCTCCCGCTCACTCGGAGTTCATTTGAAAATCCACTCGCTGGCTCTTCTCTCTCTGATCTCGTCCGAACTTCGCTCGGACGGCTCGCGGATCGTGCTGGCCCACGGCTGTTTTGACGTGCCGCATGTCGGCCACGCCCGCCATCTGCAAGCTGCCAAGCGCCTGGGTGATGTCTTGATCGTGACCATCACGTCGGACGCGCATGTCGCCAAGGGGCCGGACCGCCCGGCGTTCCCGGCCGTTCTTCGGTGCGAGGCTATCGCCGCCATGTCCTGCGTGGACTACGTCGCGATTTGCGACTCGCCGACCGCCGCTATCGCCATCCAGGCCATCCGGCCGCACATCTACGTCAAAGGTCCGGAGGCTCTCTCCTCGCCGTCGCCGGGCCTGCTTGCGGAAATCGCGATGGTGCGAGAAATTGGGAGCGAAATCGCATACACTGACGACGTAGTGTTCTCGTCCACCGAAATTCTGCGTCGGCTGGGGTAATTATGGCCAACGTCCCCGTAAACCCTACCGCTTCCTACACCGTCGGCGCGGAAGTGATCGGCGGCATCGACTACCAGCTTGTGAAGCTGGTGGGCGGGCAGGCCGGCTCGACCCAGCCGATCCCTGGCGATTCCACGCTCGGTCTGGGCGTGCAGGTTCTTAACGTCCCGCAAGTCGGCGTGTCGTCCATGCCGGCCGTTTCCGGCACCGTCACCGTCGCAACCGGAACCGTCACCGTCGCGGGTGGCTCCCTGAACGTTGTTTCGACCGTCGCGGCGATCCTCGGTTCGGTTCTCATCTCCGGAACCGTGTCCGTTTCCGGCGCGGCCGGCGGCGGCGTGACCACGACCGCTCCGCCGTCGATCTCCGCGGCCGGCCAGGTGATGTGGATCGCGGGCGGACAATCAACCACCGCCTTTCCCGTGGTCGTCACCGGAACAGTCACCGCTGGCGCTGGGACCACCGTTGTTTCCATCGGCAACGTGGTTCCTGTCACCACTGCCGCCTCTGTCTCAGTCACCGGCCTGCCGGTCTGGCTCAATCCGACCCAGCAAGTTGTCGTCTCCGGCCTAGCTGGGCAGTCGGTTTCGGCTGTTGTCAGCGGCACTGTGTCCGTTCTCAACGTCGTTCCAATCACCACGGCCGCATCAGTCTCGGTCACGGGCCTTCCTGTATGGCTTAATCCCACCCAGCAGGTGGTCGTTTCCGGTCTAGTTGGTCACTCCATCACCGGCTCGGTCAATATCGTCTCGACCGTGACCGTGACCGGCTCGGTCGGCATCTCGAACATGCCAGCGGTGTCCATCTCTGGCATCGTGCCGGTGACAACCGCCGCTTCTGTCTCCGTCACTGGCCTTCCCGTCTGGTTGAACCCGACTCAATCGGTCAACATCGGCTCCATCGCCTCCACGGTGAACGTCGCCATTGTGGCGGGTGCCGGCGGCGGCGGGTCTGTGACTACAGCCTCTCCCTCAATCTCGGCCACGGGCCAGGTGATGTGGCTGGCAGGTGGCCAATCGACTACGGCGTCGCCGATCTTCGTGTCGCAGATCAACCCGCCAGCGGGTGGTGGCGGCTCTGTGACCACGGCGGTCCCATCGGTCTCGGCCACGGGCCAGATCATGTGGATCGTTGGCGGTCAATCGACCACGGCGTTCCCCGTTGTTGTGACCGGGACTGTGACGGCCGGCGCTGGAACCACGGTCGTCTCGATCCAGAACATCGTCGCCGTCACCACCGCGGCTTCCGTCAGCGTCTCCGGCCTCCCTGTGTGGCTAAACCCGACCCAGCAGGTAGTGGTCAGCGGCTTTGCCGGCCAGTCTGTGTCTGCTGTTGTTTCTGGCACAGTGACAGTCAACGGATCGGTATCTCTTTCCGGCACTGGTCTTGTTTCCGTTGTCCCTGGCCTGTCGGTTTCGGCCGTCGTCTCCGGGACAATCTCGGTTCTAAACGTGGTCCCTGTGACCACGGCTGCATCAGTCAGCGTTACCGCCCTCCCGGTCTGGCTTAATCCCACTCAACAAGTGGTGGTTTCTGGCTTCGCGGGCCAATCGGTCTCGGCGGTTGTCTCGGGAACGGTAACAGTCAATGGCTCAGTTTCTCTATCCGGCACTGGCCTTGTCTCTGTTGTGCCCGGCTTGTCGGTCTCGGCAGTTGTTTCCGGCACCGTGACCGTCTCCGGCTACTCCGTCACCACCGCCGTCCCCTCTGCGTCCGCCACTGGCGGCGTCATGTGGATCGTGGGCGGACAGTCCACAACCGCTTTCCCGGTCGTTGTCACTGGCACCGTGACCGCTGGGGCCGGCACGACCGTCGTCAGCATCCAAAACATCGTCGCTGTGACGACGGCTGCATCTGTCTCTGTCTCCGGTCTTCCGGTTTGGCTGAATCCGACTCAGACTGTCGCTGTTTCCGGCGCGATTGCTGCTGTCACGACGCAGTCGAACGTGACCGGCGCGCCGATCTGGTTGGCTCCGACGCAGACAATGACGGTCACGGTCGCAAACGCGCTTTACACGTCCACGGCGGTCACGACTGGAACAGCCCAGGCCGTCTGGATCATGAATCCGACGACGGTCACTGTGACCATCGCCGGGACCACCACGGGCACGATTTCTCTGCTTTCCATCGTTCCGGTTACGACCCAGACCTCCGTCAGCGTCTCCGGCATCCCCATCTGGTTCAACCCTGGCGCTTTGGTCGCTATTTCGGGCGTAGTTCCCGTCACCACCGCGGCTTCCGTGTCGGTTTCGGCGGTTCCTGTCTGGCTGAACCCGACTCAGACGGTGGCTATGTCGGGCATGGTTTTCACTACAGCGCATCCAGACGTGACCGTAACCGTCCCGGTGATTCGGAACATCCCGTATGGGTCGGTTACAGGCACGGCGCTTTATCAGGAACTTCAGGTCAATACGACGGGTCAACTGGTCGTAACCGTGACCGGAGCGCCAGCATTTGTCCCGGTCATGATCCAGGTCTCATCGACCGCCATCGCTCAGTCTGCGGCGTTCTATGCGATGACGATCTGGACTGGCGGCACGGTGGCTGGAGCAGGGACCACTGCATGGCCGGTCCCGGCCGGAAAGCAGTTTCGGCTCCTTAATATTCAGGCCGTGATGACAACATCGGCGGCAGTCGGCGGCACCGTCCAGTTCGTCGTCGTTGCGGCCACGGCCACGGCATCAATGAACTCTGCATCCTTCCGAACCCAGGGGTTCCAGGGTCTCATTCAAGGCGTTGTGACGGCTCTGCCAGTAGCCGTTGGTCCGTTGTTCGTGGAGGCAGACACGCCGGCCGCGACCACTATCGGCGTGGCCATTGTCGCATCCACTGCGGCTGTTCTTCAAAATGTGATTGTCCAAGGATACTTGTTCTAACGGAGCATAGATGGCTCAGGCATACGTTATTTGCCCGGCTCAGGGCAGCGATCAGGCGGACGAGTGGGTGCGGCTCGGGGTGGATTCGCAAGTTTCTTCAAACACGTCTCCCGACGTCGCTGCACGCAATTCCAAGCTGGCCGAGGCGCAGGCTCGCTATCAGCAAGCCCTTCGCCTGGACCCGCGGCACGCAATTGCGACGATGAATCTCGCCATCGTGTTCGCGCAGTCGAATCTTCTCAACGAGGCCATGCTCACCATCGAGCGGGCGGAGATGTTCGACGGCGTCCATAGCATCATCCCCATGAACCGGGCGATGATGGCCTTAGAGTCGGATCGTATCGACGAGGCACTCACCTGCGCCCGTCGCGCCGTCGTTCTGGCTCCGAAAGAGGTGCCGGCCCTGCTCACCCTGGCCCAAGTTCTGGCCACGGCCGGCCTCGCTCATGAAGCGGTGCCGCTCTACAATCAGATTCTCGACCTGGACCCGAAGCATCCGACCGCAGCGGTGAACGCCTGCTTCGTCCAAACGCTCACGTCTGCGTCTCCCGCTGCCCTTCTCGCTCAGCGCAAGCGGTGGTACGAGGTCAATCGCCATCCCGTCGCCTTCGCCCCGCACCTGAACGACCATTCTCTGGACCGGCCGCTCCGCATTGGCTATGTCGGGGGCGACTTCAAGCAGCACAGCGCGGCCTTCATCTTCTCGCACGTCCTGCTGCACCATACGCCGGCCGTTGAGATGTATCTGTACTCGACGCTGCCTTCCGACCCGGTCGCCGACTACAAGACCAAGCGATTCGTGGACCTGGCCGGCCCACGCTGGCGGGACATCTCGACTCTCACCGACGAAGCCGCCGACGCTCTTATCCGCAAGGACAAGATCGACATCCTGGTGGACCTTGCGGCCCACACGAACGGTGGCCGACTGGCGCTCTTCACTCGCAAGCCTGCGCCCGTCCAGGTCTCTGCCTGGGGATTCGCCCACGGGACCGGCGTGCCTGAGATCGACTACTTCTTCGCGGACCCGATTGCGGTCCCGGAGCAAGACCGCCAGTTCTACGCCGAGAAGGTCGTCGATTTGCCGTGCATTGTGACGATGGAGCCGCCGACCGAGTACAACCACAAGCCGTCGTCGCATCCGCCCATCCGCAAGAACGGCTACATCACGTTCGGCTCTTACGCCCGTTATGAGAAGATGTCCGACGAGTGTCTTCGGTCTTTCGCCGAGATCATGCAGCGTGTCCCCGAATCGCGGATGACTTTTAAGGACAACGCTTATCGGCGACCCTACAGCCTCCGCCGCATCATGTCCCTAATGCCGAACATCGCTCCAGAGCGACTGCTCTTCAGTACGGCCACCAACCACCCCGACCACATGTTGGCCTACCAGCAGTGCGACCTGGCCCTGGACCCGTGGCCGCACGGCGGCGGGGTGGTCAGCATGGAACAGCTCTACATGGGCGTCCCGCTTCTGACCCTTTACGGCACCCAGCCGGCGGGCCGCTCGGCGGCGTCCATTCTGGCGGCGATGAACCGGACCGACTGGATCACGGGCACGCCGGAAGCGTACATTGAGAAGGCGGTCGCCCTGGCCGAAAATCCCAAGCCTTTGGGCGACGCCCGCAAGACTCTGCGCGACGAATTGCTCAAATCGCCCGTGGTCGCCGGCTACGTCGAAGCGGTCGAAGCCAAGTACCGCGAAATCTGGCGGAAGTGGGTGGAATCATGACCCGCGACACTCTGATCGCCTTCTCGGCTCGCGTCCGCACCGCGTTCCTGGCGAAGCAAATCCGCTCGCCAGTCCACCTCTGCTCGGACACGCAGGCCCAGCCGCTCATTGAAATCTTCAAGTCCATCCGCCCACAGGATTATGTCTTTGCGACGTGGCGAAACATGTTTCACGCCCTTTTGAAAGGGATTCCAGAGGATGAACTCTTCGCCCAAATCCTCGAAGGCCGGTCGATGTATATTTCATCAAAGGCCCACAATTTCATGTCCGGCTCTATCGTGGGCGGGATGTTGCCGATTGCGGCCGGCGTGGCGGCAGGGCTGAAACGGAAAGTCTCAGACGCCAGAGTCCATGTGTTTGTCGGCGATATGGCCGCTTCAGCCGGCTTGTTCCATGAATTCGAGCAGTATTGCCAGGGTCATCGCCTTCCGGTCCAGGTGATTGTCGAGAGCAACGGCCTCAGCACAGACACGCCCACGGCCGCGGCGTGGGGCAACAGCATTCGGTCGCTCCGGATCGACTGGTATCACTACGACCGCACGACGCCGCACGTTGGAGTAGGAGAACATGTCTCATTCTGACGAACTACTGAACCAGGCCATGCTCATGCTGGCCCTTAATCCAGCCGCCATCTTCGTAGGCCAGGGCGTGGCCTATGGCGGCGTCGCCACCTACAAGCATCTGACCGGAATTCCTGACTCGCAACGCCTGGAAATGCCGGTGGCTGAAGACTTCCAGCTCGGATTCTGCACGGGCCTCTCTCTCCAAGGCTTCCTGCCGATCTCAATTTTCCCTCGCATCGACTTCATGCTTCGAGCCGCCGATCAGCTCGTGAACCACCTGGACAAGCTCGAATTCATGTCGCGCGGCGACTTCAAGCCGCGCGTTATCATTCGCACCCGCGTCGGCTCGCGCACGCCTCTGGACGCTGGTCCGCAGCATTCTCAGGATCACACCGCTGCATTTTCGCTTATGCTGACTAATATGACCGTGTACCGGATAGACGATCCGGCGGAAATCCTCCCGGTCTATCGTGCTGCCGTCGCCGATCCAAGGTCATCTTTGGTCATCGAAGCCTTGTGAGCCTACTTCTACTCTTCCGCCCTTACGGTGGCGTCGTTCCGCCGACCCCGCACGGCCACGGCAAGTACGGCTTCGCGCCTGAGTTGGCCGACCTTATCGCGGCCGGCAAGCGGGTCGGTGAATGGCTGCGCGAGAAGGCCCCTGAGCGGACCGACCCATCGCCACGCCGAACCCGCCGCGTCCCGCGCCGTGGCACTATTCCGTCCCGTGCCAGCGCCGGCGCGTCGGCGACCGGATTCCTTGCGTTCCACTCGCCGCCGGCCCCATTCGTCTTCCCCGTTACCGTCGCTACCGGCCATACTCCTGCATCTGCGACCGTATTTCTGGCTCCGGTCCGCCTCTCGCTGCCGGTCCGTGCGGGTGCCTCTGTCGCCTTAAAGACAAAATCCGTCTATATTAATATGAAGCAGATCATGGAGGAAGATGAACGGCTTCTGGCGACCCTCTTATCGCGAGAACTTCATGAATAAGCACGAGGTTCGATGCCAGAAATGCCATGCCATTCTCGGTATTCGCACCGACCGTGGGTTTGTCCCCTCCGGGTCGGCCATCTGCATCGTCCGGGCGACCCGCGTGGACTGTCTAAAGTGCTTGCGAGAGCAGCGGGTCTACGCCGGACCGCTCGTCTCGAAGTAAATATTTTCAAAATTCCCGCGTTTTTCTCTTGACAGACCGCCGTCACCGTATCTAAACTCTCAATAGTACATTCCTTCGCCGCGGGTTTTCACCCCACCTCGCAAGCCTTGGGCACCTTGCTCCCGCGAGCGTGTCCTTGGCGCACGACCAACCAACCGCGTTCCCTCGAATCCCCAATTGGATTTATCCGATCAAGGGCGGACTCGCCTTGTCGCCGACCTGCGCCGAAGCGCCGGTTCTCGACCGCGCCACTTGCTCGGTCACGACCATCTGCGTCACGCCGGCCCTAGACCGTCAAGGCGAAATCCTTGAGCCGATGGGCGGCGTCTACGACGACTATCAGAACGCGCCGGTGGTTTTTTTCGACCACCGCCTCCAATATCCCACCCCGATTGCCAAGGCCGCGGACGACACGGGACTCACCGTGTTCCCGTCCGAGACCCAGGTCCGCTCCAAGCACTATTTCGTTCAGTACGACCCGGTGGCGATGCAGGTATTTCGCCTGATCGACGACGGGTTCATGCCCGGCATCTCGGTCGGGTTCGATCCGGTCCCCGGTCAGTACGAGATCATCGGCAACCGGCCGGACGGCCGCGGCAAGGCGCTCCGCTATTTCCAGTGGAAGCTCCTGGAAATCTCGCACACACCGCTCGGCGTCAACCCGGAAGCGTTGACCATCGCCGTCCAGAAGGGGCGAGTCGGGTCCGACCCGATGCACCCGCTCATCACCAAGTCGCTGTCGTCCCTCATGCTGCCGACGCCGGTTCAAGCAAACGGGTTTACTCCCCCGGAGACCAAAGCAATGGCTACTTCCCCTGAAAAGCCGAAGGAAGGGAAACCTGCTGACGAGGAGTCGGCGGATGCCAAGAAGCTCGGGACCGAAGTCGAAAAACCGGCCGCGAAGCCTGCCCCCGACGAACACAAAGACAAGGGCGAAAAGGCTCCCATGAAGCCGTCGCCGGCCGGGATGCTGCATTGCATCCAGGCGCTCCACGACGTCCACGGCCACATGGAAAAGGCGATGGCCAACGCCGAACATCCGGAGTCGCTGGAGGCGGTCGAACACGCCAAGGCGATGGTCCAGGAAGCACGCGAACACGTCGAAGGCGCGCTGGCCGAACATCACCCAGAGGTGAAGGCCGAGCCGCCGCCGGACAAGCACGACGAGCCGGAGAACAAGGACGCCGACCAGTCCGGCAAGAACGACGACAAGGAAGAAGGCTCCTACGTCGTGAAGTCGCACCGGTTCAAGCCGATGCGGTTCGGGCCGCTGACTCAGCCGCTCGTCATCGCCGACACGCCCATGACCGACGCCGAACGGGTCGAAGCCGACCGGCTCTCGAAGCGACTCGCTTACAAACAGGCCCGGCTTGCCCGGATGGAAGAACAAGCGGCCCGCCGCGCTTAACCCTCAAAAGAGGCTAACAATGTCCACCGCACTGATCCAGCAGCTCCGCGAAGCCAACGACCGCGCCGACCGCCTGGAGGCGGAACTGAAAAAGCCGGTGTATCCCGGTGCCGCTGGAGCGATGGGTTCCGCCCACGGGCCGGCCCGCGTGCCGCACATCCGCAAGGGCGAATCGCCCCTGACTTCTCGGCCGTTCCGGCTCTTGAACCTGTTCGGGTTCATGGGTGGCCGGCTGAACGCCGACGAGGCCAAGGTCGAGCTGGAACACCTGAAGGCGTTTAATACCGGCCTTCGCGATTACGGCTGGGGACCGGCGATGGGTGGCGTGGCGGTGCCGCTGGGCATGTCGCTGCTCCCCGACCAGTTCGCCCAGGCCGACAGCAACCGCGTCCTGAAGTCAGTCCTTCAGGAAGGCACGGCCGGCGCGGACCCGGACGAGATGAGCTGGATCGCTCGCAAGGTCTACACGCCGCTGGCCAACAAGGGCTACTTCGGTCGCCAAAAGGCCCAGCAGTCGTGGCTGGACGAAACGCTCGGCGGACCGCTGGTGGCACCCCCGGAGTTCGGCGAGATCATCGAACTCTTGCGTAACCAGGAAGCCCTGGTGAACGCAGGCGCTCGAACGATCCAACTGCCGGCTCAGGGCACAGTAGTTTTCCCGCGAATCACGTCGCCGTCCACCGCCGGCACCTACTCGGAAAACGTCAACATCGCGTCTTCGACCGTCGGTACGGGCCACTTGACCCTGTCGGCCAAGAAGATCGCGAGCATGATCCAGGTGCCGAACGAACTGTTCCGGTTCGCGACGGCGGCGGCGGAATCCATCCTCCGCAACGACATGACCAAGACCCTGGCCCTCCAGGCGGACCTGTACTTCCTGGAAGGCAACGGCCAGAACAACGTGCCGAAGGGCCTTATCGGGTACAACGGCACGAACGAGGTCGTGCAGTACCAGTCGTCCACGCCGGCCCCGAAGGGCATTGGCGTGAACGGCAACACGGTCTTCCCGGAAGACGGCTACCGGATGGCCGCTCAGGTGGAAGAGAACAACGCGATGGTCGAAGGCTGGGTCATGCGGCCCAGCATGTGGTCGTCCATCGGCGGCTTCCGGGCTGACGCGGTGACGGCCGGCGACGCGGCGGGCGTGTTCGTTCAGTCGCTCTTCCGGGCGATGGGCGACAACCTGGACCCGGCCTGGTGCGGCTTCCCGATCACCAAGACCAACCAGGTTTCCCGGTCGCAGCAGAAGGGCACAGCCACCAACCTGACCTACATCATCGGCGGCATGTGGAGCGACTTCCTGATCGGCCTGTTCGGCGCGATCGAGTTCCTGGCCACCAACACCGGCTCGCTGACCGACGGCGGCACCCAGGTCAACGCCTTCAGCCAGGACTTGACGCTGATCCGCGGCATCATGCTTGGCGACTCCGGCCCGCGCCATTCCGGGGCCTTCGTGTACTATCCGCAGCTGGTCCGCCAGTAATCCTTGACGCGGTCCGCCTCCTTACAAGGGACATTCAAAAATGGCCACGAATATCGTCGATCTGGGCAACAACACGTTCGGTGGGCCGACTGGCGGCGTGTCCATCGTCCCCGTCTCGATTGCGGCGGGCACGACCAACGGCGCGGCCATCGACTGCATCAACGCGGTCCTGCCTCTGAATGGCCGGCTGCTGACGGGCGTGTTCACGTCGCCCGGAACGCTGATCGTGAAGTTCCAGGAAGCCATCGAAGACCCGGCTTCTCTGGGCAACCCGCTCTCGTCCGACTGGTCGGACATCTCGGGCGCGGTCTTTACGACCGTGGCCGTGACCGGCGTGGCTCCCATCGGCGCGCAGACGATCCTCATCAAGAACATGGGGACAACCAGCGGCGTGCCGTACAAGCGGTTCATCCGAGCGGTGGCGACGGTGGCCGGCGGCGGCGCGTCGATCATCTGTGCGGTCGAAGTCTTCGCTCAGAAGCGTGTGACCGGCACTGGCGGCGGCTACTCGGTCAGCCCGGCAGTCTAAACGATCTAACGCCCGCCGCAATCTCTGCGGCGGGCGGCTCTAACTTTTGCGAGGTTCCCCATGCCCGGAATCGTCGGCTCTCTGACCGCCCCCGGTTCGGTCACGCTCACGACCCACAACGGGTTCGACACGTCCTGCATCGCGGCCGTCAACGGCGCGTCGTACACGACTCTCCAGTTCGTGTTCGAGGGCACGGTGGACGGCACCAACTGGTTCGCCTTGGCGGCGATGCGGTACGACACCTACGGGGTCGTGACCGGCACCATCGCACCGTCGAACGACTCGGAAAACTGCTGGTTCATGCAGGCGTCCGGGTTGACCCAAGTCCGCGCCCGCGCGACCAACATCGCGGCTGGTACGGCGACCTTCACCCTGATCTCGGGGTCGTTCGTCGGCAACCCGATCAACATCAGCAACAACACGATCACGACTCTCACCGCGACCAGCTTCACCGGCGACGTGACGCTGTCGGACGTGAACCTGGTCCTGGGCACGGCGACCGGCACCAAGATCGGCACTTCGACCCTTCAGAAGCTCGCCTTCTGGAACTCGACGCCAATCGTCCAGCCGGTCAACACGACCGACCTCTACACGGTCCTGGTGAACACTGGCCTGATCGCGACTGGCGGCACGCCGCCGTTCTCGCCGCCCGGCAACGTGACGATGGCCGACGCGAAGAACGTCATCCTGAACACGACCACGGGCACCAAGATCGGAACGACTACGCTCCAGAAGCTCAGCTTCTTCAACGCGACCCCGGTCGTCCAACCGGTGGCGAACACGGACACGACCACGGGTGCGGCCGGAAGCGTGACCAACGTCTTCCTGAACACTACGTTTACAGGCGCAGGAACCGCGGCTTACACAATCGGTGGAATTTGCGGAGCCTTGAAGCAGCTGGGAATCCTGGCGACGTAAGATAGGGATATGAGCAACGAATTCGTCTTTCCGAGCGATGTCCCTGGCTGGCTTGAGCCAATTGAGGGCCACGCTCTGGCCGAGGTCGCCCGCAACCGGACGGTCCTTGAAATCGGGTCTTATGCTGGACGCTCGACCATCTGCATGGCGCAGACGGCTCTCGCGGTCCACGCCGTTGACCACCACCAGGGCGACGCCGGCACCGGGCCGGCCGACACGCTGGCGGCGTTCACCGAGAACATCAACCGCTACGGCGTAGCCGGAAAAGTATTTCCATACGTCGGCCGTTCGACGGAAGTCCAGTTGAACGGTACGCTCTTTGACATGGCGTTTATCGACGGCGCTCACGACGAGCTTTCCGTCCGCACCGATCTGGCGGTCGCGATGAACCGGCTGAAGCCGGGCGGCGTGATCGCGATGCACGATTGGGACTACCCAGCCGTGCAATCTGCGGCCCGCATGGTTTTTGGCCGCGAGCTGCTTGGCGAGACCGTTGGCCGGACGCGGTTCTTCAAGCCGAGCCAGCCTTACGTCTTCGTGGCGGTCCCGTCCCGCGGCACCCTCGCCCCTGGCGTGCTGACGGCGACGCACCAGATGGCCCAGCGGACGCCAGTCTTTACGCTGGCGACCCACGGCTGTTCGCTGCTGACGATGTCGTTCAACCAGATGTGGGCCGATGCCCTAAACGCCCGCGACAAGGGGATCACCCACTTCTTCATGCACCACGACGATTTGTGGGCGGAAGACAAGTGGTGGCTGGACACGATGTACGACCAGCTGCAAGCATCTGGCGCGGACATTCTGTCGGCGGTGGTGCCGATCAAGGACGAACGCGGTCTGTCATCGACCGCCCTCTATCATCCGCCGACGAACAAGATCAAGCGCGTCACCATGACCGACGCGATGAATCTGCCGACGACGTTCACAGCGGCCGACTGCGGCTACCCTGAGTGCGTGCTGCTGCCGAACACGGGGTTCTGGATTTGCGACTTCACGAAGCCTTGGGTGGAGGAGATTTGCTTCACCATCCGCGACCGTATTTTCAAAGACCCGGTTGATGGACTCTGGAAAGCCCAATGCTTCTCTGAGGATTGGCATTTCGGGATTCAGGCGTTCAAACTCGGACTCCGGGTTTGCGCGACGACGGCGGTCAAGATTCGGCATCGTGGCGTCTACGACTACACGAACGCCGAGGCATGGGGCACGGTGAAAGACGATGAAGCGGTGGGCGTCTTTGCTCCCGCGGACGAACACAACTACATGCCGGAACCAGTGCATGATCCTGATTAGCGAGTTGGACGAGCAGATCGCCGCCCTGGAAGTCGAACACGCGAAGGCCCTGGCGACGGCCAGCGAGATCAGTGGGGCGATCAAGTTCGCCAAAGTTCTCAAGGAAAGGTCGCGGGAAAAGCTGGCTGCGGCCCAGGCCGCGGCGACCCGAATCACAGCCGAGGAGACCGGTGTTTCGAGCAGCGCCACGGAATCTGTTTGACGCGACCGCGGCCGGTTCGACCTTGTCGAAGACGCTCTGGCCGGCGGCTGGCCCTGGCTCGTTCACCTGTTCCCTGCCGAGCATTGCCGACGTGGCCTCGCCTGCCAATATTCTGAGCGGAGCCTCTGTGGTCGGCGGCGTCTTTGCGGCGTCGAAGCGCGACCAGTCGATCCTGTTGGACTTCTGCTGCGTGGGCGCGGCGGACCTGACGCTGGTGGTCGAGATCGGCAAGCTGCACATGCTCGGGGCGATTGCGATGCCCCTGGCCTCAGTGTCCATAAAGTCGATGACGAACGCCGGGACCATCGCGAACGTGAATCCGTTCACCGGCTTAGCCGTCGCCGCGACGACCTTCCGGCTGTTCGACCTGGCAGCGATCACGGCTCTCGGAAAGATCGGCCAAGTGGTCACGGTGGTCGGTGGTGCCGAAGACGACACGCCGGCCCAGCTGGCTTTGATGGTGGACGACGCCCAATACTACTACGCCATCATCACCAGCATTTCGACGATTACCGAAGTGGTGTGTGTGATGACCCCGTCCGCGATCGCGCGGGTGACGACGAAGGCCCTGCCGTAACATGCCGAGCAGTGGACCGAACGGCTGTGGGACCGGAGCGCAGGGAAACGTGGGACCGTCCGGGGTTGCCTGGGCGAACCCGACGCAGATCACCGCGGACGATGGATCGTTTGCGACGACCACCATCGGCACCGGGGCCGGGACGAAGTCGAAGAGTCTGGAGGCGACGAACTTCGGGTTTGCGATTCCAGGCGGCTCGGCAATCGTCGGGATCGTGGTCGAGTGGAAATTCAAGCAAAGTCCGCCCATCGGGACTGGCGTGTTCGACGACACCGTGCAGCTCATTAAAAGCGGCGCGGTGATCCCGCTGAGCGCCGACAAAGGAACGCATGTGGCGTTCCCGACCATTGTAGGATTTCGGACCTACGGGTCGTCGAGCGATACCTGGAGTGTGAGCCTGACGGTCTCGGATGTAAACGACGCGACGTTTGGCTCCGCCTTGGCGGCTTCCAACAACGACGGGGACAGCACGGCCAGCGTAGATTTCTGCCGGATAACGGTCTACTACGGGACGCCGCAAGACAAAACGCCGCCGTCCATCATGGTCAGGCAGGCATTCGATCTGAGGATGTTCATTGAATAACTGGCGCGAAATTCGGGTTCCCTACGACGTGCCGACGGTCGCCGCGGCTCCCGTCGAAGTCATTCCGTCCGCCGCGGACCTGGTTCGCCGTGCGGAGGCGGTGCGAGCCGAGAACGCGCTCTTGTGTCGGTTTCCCGGAACCGGCTTCCACGAACTTGACCGCAACCCGGCACAGCCGTCCATCCTCATGGCCCCGCAGCATTACGGCTACCCGCCGATCAGCCAAAACACGGTGCCGTTCTACGGCGAAGACAACATCCGGTTTGTCGGCGTGGACGCGGAAGTCGCCTTCGACGCCCTCAACACCTGGCACAAGGCCAACTGCTCGCGGGATGTCGCCGAGCTGGCCACGAACGGGACAGAGCTAAAGATGGTGCGGTACATTCCGCACCTGAGCCTCCAGGACGACAACGGCATTCCCGTTCTCGTTCTTCGCCGTGATCGCTGGAACGACTATCACTACGTTCTCGATAATATGAAGGTCGGCATGTCCGGCCAGCCACTCAAGGGGTGACTCATGGCCCGCAACTTCTTCTCCGTGCCGTCTCCGACCATCGCGCTTGCCGCGGCCGTCGCCAAGTCGGTTGTCGGCGCGCTGTCATCGACGAACGTCTGCCTGAACCTGACCGGGTTCATCGCGTCGTTCGACGGGGCCACGTCGTCCAACGCTCCGGTCCTGGTCGAGCTGGGCACCTGCACGTTCGGCACGAACACGCCGGGCACCGGCGGCTCGTCCACGGTGACGCCGGCCAAAAACGACACCGGCCGGGCGGAGACGGTCCAGGCGACGGCGGCGAAGGGCTGGACCTCGGAGCCGACCGCGATCACGTCGTACAAGGGGATCAACATCGGCCAGTTCAACGGGGCCTACGAGTTCGTGGTCCCGTTCTCGACGCCGATTGTGTTCATCGGAGCCAAGGGCGGGGTGGTTCGCTGCACCAGCCCGAACATCGTCAACTGTAGCTCGGACTTGTTCCTTGAAGAATGACCACCTGTTCCGTCCTGGTCTCGGCTTGCCGACGAAGACGATTCACGACCATCTGGAATCGCCGTGGGGCTACTACGCTTACATCGTTCGCGAAGACGACCTGATTCGGGAATTCTACTTCTTCAACGTGAAGGACGAGCATTCCGTCCACGTTTCGACGCCGGCTCCGGACGGGACGCGCCAGCAGTGGGCGAAGCGGTGGGACGGCGAGTATCTGGTCATGGCCGCGCCGGACGGCTACAAGGGCGAAATGGAATTGGTCCAAATCCATTTCAAGCCTGAAATCCAACGGTTCATTGCGGCCCCGCGTAAAGTCCTTGAACGCTTCGCCCTGGGGAACCGGACCTCCGTAAATTTCGGAGGCTGACATGCTGATTGCCCAGGCTCGCCGGCCGTTCATCGCTGCATCCATTCAGCTGCCCTACTTGTCCGGCCGCACCTTTACGGTTTCCCAAACCTACTTCGTTCCGCGGCCTGGATCGGTCTTCACGGCCATCGGCCACGTTGACACGCCGCCGCCGAACTACCCTCGCCCGCTGTCCATTGTCGAGCCGTATCGCCAGCCGCATCCAGGCTCGTTCTACATCGTCCACGGCGGGATTATTTCGGCGTCGATCATTCCGCCGCTGCCGCCGCCGCTCATCGTCCGCGACTTCAATCCGCCGCGGCCACACCCCGGCTCGTCCTTCATCGACATCGGCTCGGGCGACCTGAACCCAATCGCGCCCGGCCGCATTACGACCAGCGCGCGAGAATCGCTCCGTCCGTTCCTGCGCGGGTCGTCCTATATCACCGCGCAATACACGAATACGTTGATCCAGCCGCCGCCGATCCTGATCGCCCGGCAATCGTTCACGCCATCCTATCCCGGCTCGGTCTTCTCCATCGACGCGCCTATCGACAACGGCCAGCATCGGCTCTTCCCGATCATCGTTCAAGAGTCGTCGCGGCCGTATCCGCTCGGCTCGACCTTTTCCATCCACGGCTCGCCGGACAATGGCCTGTCCGTGGTCAAGCCGATCATCGCCCGCATGGCCGACGTGTTCTTCCAGACCGTCGCCGGCACCGGCCGTGTTCTCGGCATTACTGGCTCGCCAATGCCGCCGGTGCCGCCGGTGCCGCCCGTTCCGCCGACGCCGCCGGCCCAGATATGCGAGTTCTCGGCGGACCTGACAGACCCGGAAACGTTTACATACGATTTTGTTTGCTAGGATTCATACATGGGCGTCCAGATCGGCGACGAGAAAACGTTCCGCGGAACGCTGACCAAGAACGGGACCGCCTGGTTGGTTCCGGTCGCTTCTGCGACGTTTCTCTTCGTGCGCCCGGACGGGACGTCGTTCACCGAGAACGCGACCATCGTGGACGCTACGGCCGTCATCGTCTCGTACACGACCATCAACGGAACCGACTACCAGATCAATCAGATCGGTCTGTGGCAGATTTTCGTGACAACCATCGACGTGAATGGAAAACAGCTGACGATGGAAAGTCCCCATACTTTCGA